CCACAATTCAGGCTCGTGTCGCAGATGTATCTGACACTGAAATTGGATACCTTAATGGCGTAACATCTTCAATTCAGACACAATTAGACGATAAGTCAACTGCAAGCAAAACCGAAACATTAACAAATAAGACTTTAACATCACCAAACATAAATGAAAACGTAGCCCTTACAGCAACCGCTACAGAACTTAACATTCTTGATGGTGCAACACTTTCTACAACAGAACTTAACTATGTAGATGGCGTAACCTCTTCAATTCAAACACAATTAAACAATAAATTTGATTCAGCAAATGCTTCAACAACAAATATTTCAGAAGGCACAAACCTCTACTTTACAGACGAAAGAGCACAAGATGCTGTAGGAAACTCTGTAGGCAATGGTCTTGATTATGATGATGCAACAGGAGCAATTTCTGTAGACCCTTCAGAGTTTACATTAAACTCTATCGGCGCACCATCTGCAGCAGTAGATTTAAACAGTCAAAAGATTACTGGCCTTGCAACACCAACAGATGCAACAGACGCATCAACTAAAGGCTATGTTGACGGAGTAATTACAACAGAGGTATCAAATCGTAATGCTGCAATTTCAACAGCAGTTAGCAATTTAGTAGACGGCGCACCAGACCTTCTTAATACTCTTAATGAATTAGCAGCAGCAATTAATGATGATGCTAACTACACAACAACTATTACAACAGCTCTAGGAACAAAAGCTCCTTTAGCATCACCAGCATTAACTGGAGTACCTACTGCTCCAACAGCAGCAGCAGACACAAATACTACTCAAATAGCTACAACAGCTTTTGCTAAAGCAGAAGCAGACGCAGCACAGTCAGCAGCAGAAGCCACAGCATCAGCAGATGCAACATCAAAGGCTAACGCCGCTCAAGCAGCAGCAGAAGCCACAGCATCATCTGCTCTTTCTGGAGTAACTGCAGGAACCACAGCGTTTACAGCAGTAAATGTTAACTCAGTAGCTAAGCAAATTGCTGCAACCACAGGTAATATTGCTACCGCAGCCGCAACCACAGCTTATGCATGGGCAAAGGCTTCATACCGAAGCGGAGAATTCCTTGTTAAGTCAAAAAGTGGAAATCACACAGAAGTTGCAAAAATTATGGTAACTCTAGACTCTTCAGATAACGTCTATATCACAGAATATGGAATGTCATCAACAAGTGGAGTTGCACTTCAAACAGTTTCAGCAGATGTAAGCGGAACAGATGTAAGAATTCGTGTAACACCTGCAAATGACAATACCGAAGTATTAATCACTGGTACACTGTTAGTATAATTAAATAAAAGGCCAGGGGAGAGCCTGAATCTCCCCACAAAAACAATTAGGGGATATGTGAACTTAAATGGCAACAGAGAATAAAAACTTTAAAGTTAAGAATGGAATAAATGTCGCAGGAGATGCTACATTTGATTCTAACGTCGTATTAGGTTCAACCCCCCTTAGATTTGACACAACAACAAACAAACTACAGATCCAATTAAATGGAACCTGGAGCCCAATTGCATTTGTGGCAGACATTCCAGACATGACAGCAGAAATAGGCTTTATGGATATTGGATTAGCTATTGACTACAATGGTCTTCCAGTCTATACAGTTCAGGCAAATGGAGTAAGTACAACAGCAACTAAATTCGCAGACGGTGGAGACCCATCAACTTCAACATATGGGTTAACATTTGATTCTGGAGTTATAGTCTAATAAAAAATAAATGCTATAATTAGCAAATAAGGGGTAATAAATATGTCAACAGTAAGAATTCAAGTAAGACGAGGAACAGCATCAGAATGGACCTCAGCAAATCCTACATTAGCCGCAGGTGAAATGGGTGTTGAAACAGACACCAGAAAAATTAAAGTTGGAACTGGCAACACAGCATGGACTAGCCTTGCATACATTGCATCAGATGCACCAGGAATTACAGAAATTGCACAAGATGCAATCGACTCAGCACTTTCAATGGGAGCAGGTCTTACAAAATCTTACAATGATGGCACAAATACAATTTCTCTTAATATTGACTCATCAGTTGTTGCACTTAAATCTTATGTCGATGATCAAATAACTGGATTAGACAACGCAGCAGCAGCAGATTATGTATTACTAGCAGATGTTGGTAACGCAGGCGGACCAGCAAAGTTAGATGTCGATGGAAACTTATTGGTTCCAAAATCAAGCATTATTTTAGAGGGATCATCTGCAGACGCATATGAAACAACCCTTACAGTAACAAATCCTACAGAAGATCAAACAATTACATTTCCAAATGCTACAGGAACAGTAGCAGTATTTACAAGTTCTGGAGATTTAGTAGTTCCTGGAAATTTGACAGTTTCTGGAGATACAACAACATTAAATACTGCAGAACTTCTTGTAGAAGATAATGAAATTATTTTAAATTCAAATGTATCTACTGGAGCTCCGACTCTTAGTGCTGCATTCTCTGTAAGACGAGGATCTTCACTACCAGCATTTATTCAATGGGATGAAGTAAATGATAAATGGGTAGCTAATTATGGAGCAGCAAATTCAAAAGAATTAGCAATTCTAGATAATTTAGATTCATTACAAAGTACGCTAGAAAGCTTTACTACTGGAGCTGTTCAAACCCACGAATCAGATACTACAAATATTCATGGTATTGCAGACACATCTAAGCTTCTTACAACAGATGGAACACAAACCGTTACAAACAAAACTTTAAATTCCCCTAAAATTAATGAGGATGTGCCTTTAACAGCAAGCGCTACAGAGTTAAATATACTTTACGGTGCAACATTATCTACAACAGAACTTAATTATGTAGACGGCGTTACATCTTCTATACAAACACAATTAAATAGTAAGGCGTCATCAACTGACTTATCTACACACGAATCTGATACAACTAATATTCATGGTATTGCAGATACATCTTTATTGGCAACAAAAACATATGCAGATAGCGCTGTTTCAACCCACGAATCAGATACTACAAATATTCACGGTATTGCAGACACATCTGCTCTTGCTACAAAAACATATGCAGATAGCGCTGTTTCAACCCACGAATCAGATACTACAAATATTCACGGTATTGCAGACACATCTGCTCTTGCTACAAAAACATATGCAGACAATGCTGTAACTCAAGAAGCAATCACCACGGCATCAAATCTAGGAACAGCAGTTTCCAATCACAATTCTGCAACTACATCTGTACACGGTATTGCAGACACATCTGCTCTTGCTACAAAGACATATGTAGACGACGCAGACAATTTAAAGTCTAATATAGCAGGACCAACATTTACTGGTACCGTAACAATACCTACGCTTTCAGTAACAACAACAGCAACAGGAATTACAGCAACAATGGTTGGATTAGGAAATGTTGATAATACATCTGACGCCAACAAACCAGTATCAACTGCTACACAAACAGCTTTAGACGCTAAACTAGCACTTGCTGGTGGAACAATGACAGGAGCACTAACACTTTCAGGTGCACCTACGTCAGATCTCCACGCAGTAACTAAACAGTATGTTGATGGACTTGCAGCTGGAATTAACTTTCATCAACCAGTAATTGCAGCAACTGCAGGAAACCTTGCTGGAACATATAACAATGGTACTTCTGGAGTGGGAGCAACATTAACAAAAGCAACAAATGGATCTATAGGAACTATCGACGGAGCAGCAGTTGCTGTAGGAGATAGAATTCTTCTTCGTGCACAAACTGATGCTAAAGAAAATGGTATTTACACAATTACCGCTGTAGGAGATGGTTCAAATCCTTGGCAAATTACTCGTGCAGCAGACAGCGATAATAGTCCTGCGGGAGAAGTTTCAACTGGAGACTTCGTATTCGTAACATCTGGCTCATCAAATGGTTCTAAAGGCTTCCTTGTTAGTACAACAGGAACAATTACAATCGGAACTACAAATATTAGCTACGTACAGTTTAATGCTTCTGAGGCAGTAATTGCTGGCACAAACATTACAAAGGATGGTGCAACAATTGCAGTAGAAAATGCACCAACATTCTCAGGAGTAATAACAGCATCTTCTGGAGTAGCATTTTCAGATGGTACCCAAACAAAAGAAGGCGTTCCTTCAAGAACTCCAATTATTTCAAAAACTGCAAACTACACATTATCTGAACTATCTGAAAGAGACTCATTAATAGAGGTAGATTCTACAAGCCCAGTAACAATAACAATCCCAACTAACTCAGCAGTTGCTTATCCAATTGGAACAACTCTAGATATACTTGGTACAAATACTGGCTTAATTACAATTGCAGGAGATACTGGGGTAACTGTAAATGCTACTCCTGGATTAAAATTACGTACTCAATGGTCATCATGTACATTATTCAAGAGAGCAACCAACTCTTGGGTAGTATACGGAGATCTTAAGGCATAAGGAGATATTATAAATGAGCAAAAGATCTGGTAGAAAATCACAAGCGACAAACGATTTCTTAGAGCCGCAAAAACCAATAATTAATTCTGTTTCAGATGTAGGAACGGGAAGAGCATATAATAATGGATCCGCTATTATTTCTTTTGAATTGCCAGCAGGATCACCAGAAGCATCTTCTTTTACAGTAACTTCAAGTCCTACAGGATTGACAGTTAGTGGGTCGTCTTCTCCATTAACAATGACTGGACTAGCATCAAATACAAGTTATACATTTACAGTTTATGGAACTAATTCATACGGAAACTCTGTATCTTCAGACCCATCTTCATCTATATTGGTAACTACAGTACCGCAGGCACCAGTTTCTCCGTCAGTATCTTCTTCTGTAGCAAACAGAGATGATGTTACATGGACTGCCCCAGAAACTGGCGGTAAAGCAATTTCATCATATACCGTTGTATCAAGTGATGGGCCATCATATGAAAATATTACAGTCACATCACGTAATATTGACGAAACTGGTGGGCAGACACAAAGTTATACCGTTTATGCAATTAATGCTAATGGAACATCTACTGGTGCTTCCACGAACTCAGTAACTACTTTCTTTTCTCCACCGTCATTCTTTGCACCTCCAGGATTCTTTAGTCCTCCAGGATTCTTTAGTCCTCCAGGATTCTTTGCACCTCCAGGATTCTTTGCACCTCCAGGATTCTTTGCACCTCCAGGATTCTTTGCACCTCCAGGATTCTTTGCACCTCCAGGATTCTTTGCACCTCCAGGATTCTTTAGTCCTCCAGGATTCTTTAGTCCTCCAGGATTCTTTGCACCTCCAGGATTCTTTGCACCTCCAAGATTCTTTGGCCCACCATACTTTAGCAAATGCTTACATGATGACACGCCAGTAACAGTTGTTGGTGAAAATGATTCTATTGAGTATAAATCAGCAAAAGATGTTCAAGAAGGTGACTGGATATGGGCAGTAGATATTCAAGAACTGCCAGCAGATGAAGCTGCTTATTCATCATTATTTTGGTCAAGTCCAACAGCAACATTTGGAGAGCTGGTAAAAACAGAAGTTATTAATAAATATACTTCTCTAGCAGAAGAAACAATTATTATTAATAATGATCCTTCTTCTAGGTTTACAGCAGAGCATCCAATGTTTATTACTAGAAACGGACAAAATAGTTTTATTTTGGCTGGATCAATTCAGGTTGGAGACATATTATCTAAACATGATTCGAACGGTAATATTATTTCAGAAGAAATTATATCTTTAGAGGTAATTACCGAAGAATGTACTGTTCATACCTTCAACGCAGAACCATATGATTTAATTTATGCCAATGGCATATTAACGCATAATAAATAACCTAGACATTTTTAGATTATTTTGCTATAATAAATAAACTAGTAGAAAGAATTTATTTTGCAAAAAATAGAAGTAGGATATGGTATTTGGCTGTATGAAAACGTATTTCCAGATTCTCTTAATTTAATTGAAAGAGTAGAGAGTACAATAAAACAAAGCAACGGAATATATTCCTGGAAAGAAGCAATGGTAGGATGGAAGAAAAAAATTCCAGAATATAGAAATTGTTTAGATTTTAAAATTGCAAAATCCAATAATTTTTCTATTATAAAAAATAAAAGTAGTCTAGAATTACAATCTATTTGGCAGGACTCTTATAATGCTCAAAAGGAATGTTTAGAAGACTATTCAAGTATGTATAATATTAAATTAAATTATTGGGAATCATTTAATTTTGTTAAATATACAGAGGGTCATCATTTTGAAGAGCACTCAGATCACGGCGACGCATATGTTTGTACAGTTTCTGGAGTAGGTTATTTAAATGATAATTATGATGGTGGCGAATTATATTTTCCAAAATTAAACATATACATTAAACCAAAAGCTGGGCAATTATACTTATTCCCATCTTCTTTTATATATTCTCATAAATCGCTACCAATAAAATCTGGTACAAAATATTCGATAGTAACAATGTTTGATTATAACGATAAGCATCATAAAGGAGTATAAATGTTAGAAAATGCAGAATACTTAGCACCAGGAATTATGGTCTATAGAAATGTTTTTACAGAGTCAATGAATTTAGTTGCAAGATTAGAAAATGAATTATCAAAAGAAAACAACCCATATAAATGGAAAACTGCAAAAACAGGATATAATCTAGAAGATAAAAGATATAGAGATTGTGCCGATTTTAAAATAAAAAGTAATCCTAATGGATATTTGATGCTAGGCGGAGAAAGCGTCCCCCCAGAAAATAAAAAAGAAACTGAATATGCTTTAGAAAAAATTTGGGAAGATTCATACGTAGCACAGATAGATCCAGTTAAAGACTATAGCAAAATGTTTGGGCTTGCTCCTTTAAATTATTGGGAATCCTTTAATTTTGTTAAATACGGAGAAGATCAACATTTCCAAGTTCATTCTGATCACGGATATTCTTATATCTGTGTGCTCTCATCAGTCGGATATATAAATGACGATTATGAAGGCGGAGAGTTATTTTTTGATAAATTTAATTTAAAAATTAAACCAAAGGCTGGCGATCTATACCTATTTCCTTCATCTTATATATATTCTCACGCAGCTATGCCAGTCACAAAAGGTGTTAAGTATTCTATAGTAACTATGTTAGACTATCTAGAAGCACCACATACTCCAGAATATAGAGAAATAGAAAAAAAATATACAGAAAATTATGCATAGTGTATAAAGTTACAGCCTATAAAAATAATAACTCTGCAAATATTTCTCAAATAAATATTAAAAGAGACTGGATGGACAATACAGTAGATGGTCATGCATATAAGTGTTTTCCAGTAACATTAGCAAATGGCTTAGGGTGGGGCCTTTCATTTCCAAAAGATATTTCTTTTGTATGGGACGGAATATCAGACACATCTGGAAATCATGTTAAAATATTAGAAGGCGAAGAATACTGCTATACAGAAAGAGCTAATGCAACAATAAGTTTTAAAACTGGAATAGTATTTGAAACAGATAAAGATGTTAGTTTGTTACAAATGCCAGTTCCAAATATGTTTATAGATGGGGCACAAGCATTTACTACAATTATAAGTACATCATTTTTTAAAGGAGAGTTTCCCTGTGCATTAAGAATTACTAAACCTTTTACAAAAATTACTATAAAAGCTAATCAACCATTTATATCAATTGTTCCAATATCTTTATCATATTTACAAAACTCTATAATTGAAATTGACAATTATAAAAATATAAAAAATAATGTAGTTTTAAAAGAAGAAGAGCACGTTAAAATTGTTAAAGAAAAAACAGATAGCGGTAAGTGGACTAATTTTTACAGAGATGCAGTAAACTATAAAGGTCAAAAAATAGGAGAGCATGAAGTAAAAGCAATAAGACTTTATGTTAATAATAAAAATGAATAAAATTATTTTTCATTCTTCAAGGCCATATAACAAAGACTCAAAAGACTTTTTGCCAGTACCAGCAAAATTAAGCATTCCCAATTGGTTTTCCCAAGCAAGTAAATATTGGAAAAACGATGATGGATCTTATGTAACTGATAATTTTGGAGAAAGAGGACTTGGATTTAAGTCTTGCCCAGCGTTACTAGATTCATTTTCTTTAGGGTATCTTTTAAAAACTCCATGTGATTTAGCTTTTTACGAATATAAAGGTGAGATATACGTAGAAACGCCAAAAGGATATGAAGAGTTTTGTGCAAGAAGAGAAAAAATGCCAGAGTTTGTGGTACCAAGTGGATATAGAGAAACTCATTTTCATTGGTGGCCAAATTGGGCTATGGAGACCCCCAAAGGATATAGCTTATTAGTTTTAAATCCCCTTAATAGATTTGATTTACCATTTTTAACAACTAATGGTATTATAGATAGTGATATGTATACTATATCTGGCCTTATTCCATTTTTTTTAAAAAATGATTTTGTCGGGTTAATTCCAAAAGGAACTCCGTATGCACAAGTAATTCCATTTAAAAGAGAGGATTGGTCGATGGATCCAGTCCTTCATGAAAAAAAAGAAATGGTAAAAAAACACGTTAAGACTGCTAAAAATTTTAGAGTAAAAGGCGGAGGAATTTATAAAAAAAATATTTGGGTACCAAAGGAATATAAATAGGAGGCACATATGTTTGAAAACGCTAAAGGAAAAGACATAATTCAAAATGTTGATTCTATAAACGATAATAAGTATATTAGAACAGCAAGGCAATCAATAACACCTTCTGGCTATTTCGGATCATCTTCAGATATGATACAAGAAATAGAAAACTTTTTAACAAATGAAGAACAAGAATTTTTATTAAATTTTGCTAAAAATAATAAAATTTGGGATGTTACAGAATCCCATTATAATGAAAATGGAACAATAATTTATGATCATAGGGTATGGGAAAATAGAGTAGCCACACTTAATACTTTAATGAAAGCAAATCAAGATGTTGTTCTAATGCTAAGAAATATTATAGATAGATTAAAACCTGTTATTGAATCATTTTATAATGTAGAGGCCATGTCTACCCACCCAGCTATTGTACGTTGGCCAAAAGGAACATATCAATTCCCCCATGCAGATAAAGAGTTACACGAGGGCCCAGACGCAGGAAAAGAAAATGACTTCCCATGGTACGATTTAGGAACAATATTTTATTTAAATGATGACTATGAAGGCGGGGAGTTACATTTTCCAAAACAAAATATATCATTTAAACCAAAAGCTAGAGCAGCATATTTTTTCCCTGGAGATATGAATTATATTCACGGGGTTAATGTTGTTAAAGAAGGATGTAGATACACATCTCCTTGGTTTTGGACCATAACTAAATTAAAGGATGACAATAATGTATGATATAAAACAACATAAAGACGATGTTTTTACAATAGATAACTTTTTAAATGAAGACGAATGCAAAAGAATTATAGATTATTTAGAAATGTCTGTGCAGAATGATTACATAAAATGGAATCAAATTTCTTTTTATGAATCGTATGCTATGGGTTTTTGGGAATATGATAATAATTTAATTCCGTTTGGTTTTGACCCAAAATATTTTCACAGCCTTAAAGAAAAAATAAAAAATGCTGGAGAAATTTGTTTTAACAATAAGCTGTCTGAAATTAGTTATCATGCACAAAAATGGACAGAAGGAGCATTTGCAGGATTTCATTCCGATAACTCTGATGAACACGGTAACCCTACAGCATTTCAAAGAAGTAAATATGCAATATTTTTATATTTAAATGATAATTTTGATGGTGGAAATTTAAATTTTGAACATTATCCAATTAATATAAAACCAAAAACTGGAATGATTTCAATATTTAAAGGTGGATATAAGAATGAGCACGAAGTAACTACAGTTAAAAATGGAGAGAGATATACTATTGGATCATTTTGGGACGATGCAGATGCAGTCTACACAGATGAAGAAAAAGCTAAATGGGAAGTGGAACTAAAGGGAATAAGATCAGAACAAGATTTAATGTATAAAAAATGGGAACAAGATAGACAAAATGGAATAATTCCAACATATAAGAGTAAATACGAAAAGGAGAAAAATGCATGAGTAACCAGTATCAAAGAATAGTAATTTATCCAAAAATAGAGGTATATAGAAATTTATTGCCAAATGTAGAAGATTTATATCAAACTATGAAAGAATCTGAAAAAACATCTGATGGCAAATACTATTTAAGAAAATGGGATAAGTGGTCAGTTTTTGGAACCTATACTCAACAAAAACACGAAGATTCAGAAGCTAGAGAGTATGGCGAAATGTATGATAAAGAAAAACTTTTATCTGATAGTGTTTATGAAGCATATAACATTGCAATAAATGAATATATAAAAAACAATAATGTTGTTATGCCAGAGGGAGCGCAATTAATGTCTTCCTCATTTTCAAAATATAAAAAAGATTTAGATGTTTTAGAAAATAATCTAGCAATGCAGTATCACACAGATTTTAAAATATTTGAAGCTGAATGGCCAGGTTCAAAGTTTTTTTTAACATGCACAACATACATTAATGACGACTATGATGGTGGAGATATTGAATTTTTTATAGATGGACAATTTGTTTCACACAAGCCAAAAGCGGGAGACATTTTAGTCTTCCCTTCAGTGCCACCATATTTTCATGGAGTAAAAACAATTAAAAAAGGAGAAAAGTTTTTTGTAAGAAACTTTATTACCTATATTTCAGACGGGTCACAATCTTGGTTAAATAGTCAAAAAATTTATGGACCTAGAGAATGGCTTAAAATAGAAGAAGAAAGAATTAAAAGAGAAATGCCAGAAGCAATGCTTTATTTTGAAGATGGAAAACAAATAAAGTATTCAGAAAAAATGAAAAATAATGAAAACAACAATACTATGTGATAATGTTGTATATTATGAAAATTTAATTGATGATTTAAATCATTTTATTAATTTAATTAATGATGTAGAACAAGAAAATGCAAATATTTTTTCTAATTGGAAGCCATGGTATGCTAGTAATGCAAATGTGCTATATGGAGAATTTAGAGAGGCTTCATTTACAAATATATTAAATAATTGTAATGAAGAATCAAGTTCTTTTATTATTGCAAAAACTCTTAAAAACTTAATAGATTTTTGTGTAGAGGATTATTGTAAAAAAACTAATCAAGATTCTGGGTACATGCCAGACCATTTTACAATAAGAAAATATAATACAAGTGCATACATGGGTCCTCACGTAGATACGGAAGATATTTATAACATTAAGCAACCATCAATTTCAATGGTATTCTATTTAAACGATGATTATGAGGGTGGAGAAATAGAGTTTCCAAATCAAGGAATTAAGATTAAGCCATCTGCTGGAAGCTTAGTAATTTTTCCATCTTATCAGCCATATATGCATGATCCAAAACCAACAAAATCTGGTTTAAAATATATGATACCTCTTTTTTGGTTTAAAGAGAAATTTTGGTAATTTACAATTTTTTAAAATTTAGGGTATAATTAAAAGATGTCTAATAAATTAATGGTTATGAAAGATAACCCAATAGGATTCTGGACACTTGATAGTGCTCAAAATGGCACGCTAAAAGATTTTTCTGGATGCAATAATGATGCATCATATAGTGGAATTTTTGATACATCAACCAAAATGATACCATTATCATTAGGCGGACAAAACTGTTTAGAGGTTAATTCAGACAATAATATAAATTTTCCAATAATAAACGGGTACTACCAGAATAATTTCCCAGGAGGATTCGGCACAGTTTATTACGGAGATAATGATTTTACATTAGAATGCTGGATATATCCTAAAATATATACGGATAAAATAACAAAAATACTTGGAGATGCTTCTAAAAATATTGGAATATTCTATAAAGATAAAAATATAATTTTTAAATTAGACCAAGAGTCTTTAGAGTATAATCTTCCATATGTAAATAAATCAATTCACATTGTATGTGTTTATTTAGTCAAAGAGGCTCATATCTATATAGACGGCATATTATGTATTAGTAAAAATATAGAAGGCAATCCATTTACAAATACTCAAGTATTAATATCATCTGGCCCTACATCTGACACACAAGATACTTTTTTGATAGATGATGTAGCAATATATAGATATGGGCTACCAAGTACAAAAATTTTAGATCATTATTTAAATGATAGTTACACCAGTCCAGCACAAATATCACAATCTGACAACGGAGAAATTTTTGAGTTCTATGATACAGACATTAGTAAAGTTTTTTCATATTCATATCCATTTAATAGATCATGGCAAGAATTAATAACAGAAGATCTTTATTATGATCAAACAAATCAATATATACAAATAAAAAGTAGTGAAATCCCAGAAGAAAAAAGTATTGTTTTAGAAGACACTATATTTTTGCCAGCTGCAATAACAATGAATTCTTCAAAAATAGATTGGTTTGGAGACAGTGGAGTTACTGTAGAAACTAGCACAGACGGAATAAATTATTTTTTATGTTCAAATGGAGAATCTATACCACAATATAATTCTTTAGAATTTAATGATAGTAGACTTTTAAATATAAGAATAACAATCTCTTCTGAAGATATATCTAAATATTTACCAAAATTATATAATTTAAATATTAGCTTTTATAATAATCAAATTATGTATTCAAAAAATGGATCAGGGTATTTATCCAAAATTGAAAATTTAGAATACTATTTGGGATCAAAAAAATATTCAGTTGTATCTAGAGATTTAAGAAATGGGATATTATCGCCAAGCGAATCTGGATTTAAAATTAATTTAACTAATAAAATAAAAAGCATTGAGTTTTTTTATACCCCATTTTTCCTGCTTCCAGTAACCGATGCAGAAATTGTAAACATTCCTTTATCTCAAAACAATGTTATTAATGCTGAAATTAATCCAAATACAGAAACTATAGACGTAAACCCAGCAGAAGTGGTAGACCTACTTCCTAAATTTAGCGGATTAATTTTACAAGATTCAACAGAAACTGGGTATTATTGGGATAGTCTAGGAAATGTCAATAAAGATAATATTGACTCTATATACGTAAATGGTGTGGATGCGACCCCAGAAACTAATATTTCTAATATATTTAAATATAATAATTTATATCATGTAGTCATTAACTTAACGGAGCCAGTAGAAGGGGAATTAACTATAAATCATAAATCTAATGGATCGGTAAAGGCTCTATATCAATATATGTCATTTTACCAAAATTCATTAGATTATAATAAGATTATTAATCATTATGATTTATATACCTCTAGGCAGTCCTATCAAACCAGCGGATCTTCCATAACCTTGTCCGAAAATTCAGTAAACCTATATAATAATGACTGGCTTGTGATACAAAACTCATAATTCTGTCAATTGTCTTGACAAAATATGGACTTTAACTACAAGTAATGGTAGAATTAATACCTAATGGATATTAAAAATGTTAATCAAAAAGTAATAGAAGAAACAACTCTAGGAATATACGTGTGGGAAATGCCAGACGGAAGATGGATTGGCGATGACGATGGAAATTTTTTATCAATAACATCTAAAAAAGGTAATCGGTCAAAGATAGACTTGCTAGCCAGAGAAGTAAGATCATTTGGAATATATGAAGGTCAGCCTAAATTTTTATCAGGTAGACGTAAAATTGATGATGAAGAATTTGAACACCAAAAACAAAGATTAGATTGGGGTCTAACACCAGATCCGCTAGATATCGGCGTATACAAAGATTCAATTAAAAATGGAGGAAAGCCTTAATGGAATTTATTAATGATGATACAGAGTTTGTTCAAAATATAGATATATCAAATTCTGCTGATTGGGTAAGATTTAATAGCAAAGAGGTTGTAGTAGATAATGACCCATTTAATATCGGAGAATCAGAATTAAAAAAAGTTAATGGCCTTAGCACTAATTTTAGACGAAAAATGTCTAGAGAGTTTTCAAAAAGATTTATTGGTCAAGACGGAACTGGAACGCAACAAAATTTATTGCAACAGGCAGTTACTGGATATGCAATGTTCGATTTGGTTCAACCAGTCTATAACCTAGAATACCTTTCAAAAATTTATGAAATATCACCGTACAACTACGCAGCAATTAATGCAAAGGTTGCAAATATTGTAGGACTTGGGTATACATTTATAGAAACAAAAAAAGCAAATGATGCTTTAGACAATATTTCAGACGACAAACAATTAGATAGAGCACGTAGAAAATTAAACAAGCTTCGCCAAGATTTAGATAATTGGCTAGAAGAAACAAATGAAGAAGAAACATTTACAGAAACATTAATTAAAGCCTATACAGATTTAGAAGCTACGGGTAATGGATTTATTGAAATTGGTAGAACTACTTCAGGAAACATAGGATATGTCGGACATATCCCAGCTAAGACCATGCGTGTTCGTCGTTTGCGTGATGGATTTATTCAATTGTTATACGGAAAAGCCGTATACTTTAGAAATTTCGGTGATCAAGAAACTCCTAATCCAATAGCCGACGGAACAGATAGACCAAATGAAATTATTCATTTAAAGAAATATACACCAATGAACAATTACTATGGCCTTCCAGATATAGTCGCAGCACAAACATCAATGGCTGGCAATGAGTTTGCTGGTAAATATAATTTAGATTATTTTGAAAATAAAGCAGTTCCAAGATATATAATTACTGTTAAGGGCGCAAAGCTCTCACCAGAATCTGAAAGAAAATTATTGGAGTTTTTTCAAGTAGGGCTAAAGGGTAAAAACCACAGATCATTATATGTACCACTTCCACCAGACAGTCCAGACTCAAAGGTTGAATTTAAAATGGAGCCAATTGAGGCAAACTCTCAAGAGTCTTCATTTAATGTTTATAGAAAAGCAAATAGAGATGAAATACTATTAGCCCATAGAGTTCCTATAAATAAAATAGGAGTTCCAGAAGGAATTAGTTTAGCGTCTGCTCGTGATGCAGATAAAATGTTTAAAGAGCAAGTATGTAGACCAGCACAAGATATTTTAGAGAAAAAAATAAATAGAATTATTTCAGAAAAAACAGATGCATTAATGCTTAAATTTAATGAATTAACTTTAACAGATGAGGACACTCAGTCTAAAATTGATGAGCGATATTTAAGAATGCAAGTAATTACCCCAAATGAAGTTAGAATTAGAAAGGGCATGGTTCCTAGAGATGGCGGAGATGATGTCGTTGATTTAAAAGCACAGGGAGCGGCAGAGCAAAGAGCCCAGGCTGGTAATTCAAGACAAAGAACTCAGGAGAGATCTGCAAATTCTCCCGATATTTCTGGGGAGGCCAGAAATCCAAAAGGTGAGGGTAGAACCACAGCTTAATTATTAGGCAACTAGTTATTTGCCTTTTTATGTATACAAAGATAAAATTAAGCATATGAATATCGAAAAATCTTATTGGTCCAGTAATGGCGATGATATTAGTTTATCTATTCCTTTCACAAAAGTCAATCGTGAAAAGAGAACAGTTTCTGGTTTTGCAACACTAGACAACATTGATCAAACAGGAGATGTTGTAACCGCAGAAGCAAGCTTAAAAGCTTTTGAAGGTTTTAGAGGCAATATCAGAGAAATGCATTCATCCAATGCAGTTGGCAAAATGGTTTCATTTAGACCAGAAACTTATTATGATACAAAATCAGGTGAATTTTATAATGGAGTATATGTAGATGCATACATATCAAAAGGCGCACAAGATACCTGGGAAAAAGTTTTAGACGGAACTCTTCAAGGATTTTCAATTGGCGGAAAGATTGTAGATTCAGAAAACGAAGTAAATAAGTCTACAGGAAATCCAGTAAGATTTATTAAAGAATACTCATTGATAGAACTATCAGTTGTAGATTCACCAGCAAATGAATTATGTAATATTTTATCTATTCAAAAAATGAATGGACAATTAATTTTTAAAGGAATAGCAGCAGATACCATTACGGAAAATATTTTTTATTGTGAAGATAGTGATTCCGTATTTATGTCAACAGAAGCAACCTATACCTCACCAGTAACTGGCAAACTAGCAAGTTTAATTGGCTGGGTAGAAACTAACGATGTTAACAAAGCAAAAGAAATAGATAAAATTCTTGCTTCATTTAAGAAGTCAAGATTTACGTTGCCTGAAACACAAATAGCAAAACAGGCAAACGCAAAAGGAGGTAATGAAGTGTCAGAAAACACAGAAACAGTAGCAGTTGAAGAAACTGCTCCAGTAGAAGTTTCAATCCCTGCAGAAGCAGTAATTGAAAAAGCTGTTACAGAAGATGTAGTAGCAGATGCTTCTGCCGAAATCGTTGAAAAAGCAGCAGACGTCTCAGAAGTCGTCGTTGATGAACCTGATTTTGCAAAAATGTTAGGTGACCTAAAAGGCTTTTTCTCAGAAACTCTAAGCAAGGCTTCAGAAGCAAATGCAGCACAAGTTACAACTATTAAAGAAACAGTTGAATCTTTTAGCAAGAGCGTAGAAGCCAGAATATCAGAGTTGGCAGAACAACACTCAGAACTCAACAAAACTGTTGAGAACATCAAAAACACGATTGATGGTGTAGAAAAGCGTGTCGATGCAGTAGAATCAGAGACTGCAATTAAGAAGTCCTCAGACCTTGGCGGGTCTCAGGAAGTAAAAATCCAAAAATCAAAATGGAATGGTTCTTTCCTCGGTTCCGTAAACGAACTATTTAAATAAAGGGTAGGTAAATAAATTATGAGCAATGAATTATTAGAAAAGGCAATTGCAACTGGCACAACAGCCACAGGCACTTTCGCTTCAACAACTGGAGGAGAAGGAATTCACACAGGGTCAGAAAGTGGCAATGGTGGATTACTTAATCCAGAACAATCAGCTCGATTTCTAGACTACATGTTCGACGCAACCGTAATTGGTAAAGTCGCACGTACCGTTAGAATGAAATCTGATACAACTGAAATTGATCGCATGGGCGTAGGCGAAAAGCTTATGAAGCTTGCGACAGAAGGAGATGACGCAAACAGTGGCAACTCTGCTGTGACATTCTCAAAAATTTCTTTGACAACAAAGAAGTTACGTCTAGATTGGGAACTTTCAACTGAGTCTCTAGAAGACAACATTGAAGGTGCAGATCTAGAAGATCATATTGCACGTCTGATGGCAACACAGGCTGGTAATGATATTGAAGACTTGGTTCTTAACGGAAACACAGCTCTATCATCTGATCAACTTTACAAAGCATTTGACGGAACAGTTAAGCTTGCAAAAGCAAACGGTCACGTAGTAGATGCAGGTGGAGCCGCAATTAGTCGTGCTACATTTAATAGCGCATTAAAGGCACTTCCACGTAAGTACAAGCAACGTCGTACAGACCTTCGCTTCTTGTCAGGTTCAAACTTGATTCAAGATTATTTATACTCAGCATCATTACTTGGTGCAGATGGATCAGCTAACCCACAAGATATCGCTTCAAGCGTTATCCGTGGAGGCGTACAGCCACTAGGCGGTCCAGCAGGATACGTAGCACCTTTCGCATTTGGTATTCCAATTGTTGAAGTTCCGCTATTAAGCGAGACACAAACTGGCTCATACTCAGGAGCAACAGGATCACACGGTGACGTCCACTTGACATTCCCAAATAACGTAGTTATTGGTATCAAGCGTGATGTAACTGTATACCGATTCTTCTGGCCAAAGAAGGACTCAATCGAGTACACAATGTATACTCGTGTTGGCGTTCAAATTGAGCAAGCAGACGCTTGGGTAGTAGTAAAGAACGTTAAGATTGCTTCCTAATTAGGAATTAGTCTAAATAAAAGCCCCCAATTAATCTTGGGGGCTTTTCATTTGAATTTAGTAATGATATAATTAAATAACTAGACTAAGGAGAATATATGTCATTTGAGACATTAAAACTATCTGAGATAAAAAAAATAGCCGAAGACTTTGGCGTAGATATACAAACACTAAAAAGCAAGAACGATATTATTGCATCATTAGCTGAAGAGGGCGTGACATGGTCAATATATCAAAAGACTATTAAAGATATAGACGACAATAAAGAAGAGATTGAAGTTTTACCAAGATTTGATGCTAAAAAGAGTCAAGATAAAGATTCAGTTTTAGTTAGAATGGAAAGAGCAAATCATAGATACGATGCTATGGGATTTACATTTACAAGTACACACCCATTTGTAGCAATGTCTGAGGAACAAGCTCAAGAAATTTTTGATAGGGAGGAAGGTTTTAGATTAGCCACACCAAAGGAAGTTCAAGACTTCTATAACTAATCTAAGCCTTTAATATGGCAGAGATATACAAAGATACGGTAACACCAGTAAAAACTAAGATATTCTGGAATAATGAAATAGTTGATGCTGATGACGATTTAGTTACGGCTAGAATTTATGACATAACTAATGATATTACTATTAGTCCATCTATAAGCCCAACAACAGTAATTTCTACAAGCACTGCTGATAAAGTAGAATCTGATATTGGAACGTATCAAGTATCACTGTCTACATTTTATACATCTAGGAATAGAAAATTTAAAATTATATGGAGTTACAATATTGGCGGATTAAATGGAGAACATGCAACCTATTTAGATATTGTAACTCCATATTGTAGCTTTGCCGAAGCAATAGATGATTTAAAAATTGGAAGCGATCCATCCGATCCTAAGTATAAAAATTATCATGATCTGTCCATGGCAGAAAAATATGCTCGTAAAATAATAGAAGATTTTACTGGGCAGAATTTTTATTTATATCAAGAAGAAGAAGTAATATACGGTAATGGATCAGACATTCTTCCTATGCCTCATAAAATAAATCAAATACACAAATTATATGCAGACGACTTTTTGTTAATTGATAACTTATCTAGCCCTCAAGTAAATAACTGGGGATACACACCAGTAATATCAGAAACTGGATTTGGTATTAGACTAGATAGAACTGAACTTATTGACAATACTGTATATGTAGCAAATGGAATGATACCGCCATCAATTAATGATTTGTACACAGGACAAGCTTTTAGAAAAAACGTTAGGTATAGAGTAGTTGGAACATTTGGTTGGGAATCTGTCCCAGATGAAGTTGAGCAAGCAGCAGTTCAATTAATTGGACAATATTTTGCAAAAGATAGAATGTGGACAGATAGATACTTAAAGAGCGTTTCAACATTTGACTGGGACTTTGAATACTCAAGTAATGCATTTTCTGGAACTGGCTCTGCATATGTAGATAAATTACTTGCCCCGTATGTTATAACAAACATGGTGCTTATCTAATGATCGATATCATGGAAGCAGTGCTATCCATGAAAATGGATATATATAAACAATTGGATGTACAAAACCCAGATACTGGGGCTATAATAAAAGAATGGAATTATTATAAAACATTAGATTGTCATGCAAAAGGAGTAATAACAAACTCTGCAACGACAAGATCTGGGGACAAACAGATATTTAGTAATAAATATAACAACGAGCAGGTAATTCAAGTACGCACCTCAGAAAGACTTACGGCTAGAGAAAAAATTACTAATATTAGAGATAGCAATGAAGAAGCAATTTGGACAGAATTAAACTATCCATCTGATACCCCAACTGTTTTTGAAATAATTGGAACGACCCCTATAACAGATCCATTTGGACAAGTTTTAGCATACAACTCAACATTAAAGAGATCGGAGAACCAGCAAATTGGAATCTAACGCAATGCTTCTCCAGGCTGCTTCTGGTCTTGAAAGATTAATGTATAATAAAAATCCAAAGGGGGCTATTAATGATAGTAATGTGGCGCAAATATCAGCAGCCTTATATTACCAAGCTAATGTAATTGCCAAACTAAGCAATAGCAAAAAGTTTAAAAATTCTTTTAAAAAAATAGTATTTACTCAAATAGAAAAAGATTTTGGAAATTATATAGATGCTCAGGCAAGAACAAAGCCTAAATCATTTCACCATGTATATGAATGGAAAAAGTCTGGAAATAAGAATGCTAGATTATTTAAGTTAACATCTATAGATTCTGAAGGAATATCGTTTAAAATTGATTTTGAATTCCTTATGTCTAAGTCATTAGTCCCAGCATCAAATAGTAAACGTAGACATGTATTTGCAGCAAAAGCTTCTATCATGGAAGCTGGCATGCCCCTTAAAATTGCTCCACGCCATTCTGAGAGGTTAGTATTTGAAGTTGATGGTAATACAGTGTTTATGCCTAAAGGTGCCTCAGTGACCGTTAAAAGGCCAGGAGGAACTAGTGTAATGAATCAATTTAAATTACAATATTCAAGATTCTTTAGTGGGGAATTGGTAAATAGTTCTATTAAAAAATCTGGATTTAAAGAACTATTTAATTCAGAGTCACTAAGGGCTCTAAGAATTCCAGCCACAATCAGAACAGTTAAGTACTCATTTTCTCCAAATTTAATTAGATCAATGGCGGACGCAGCATCAGAAAAAGCATTTGGAGCGTCAATGATATGACAGCCAATTTTAAATTAGACGCTATGCTAGAAATAAGAAAATTCTTATGGGCAGAACTATTAGAGGCAAAGATATTTGATGAGGATGATTATTATAGCGATAACGTAGGAAGTGCAATAGTCCCTATTATTCCAGTCCAACAATCTCCAGAAATGAACCAATTCTTGAGTGGAAAAAAGCATATAATTTATGACAAGATTGGTCTTTCATACGAGGACAACTGGCTAATATGCTGTGAGCAAATTCTCTTTACAGTTTACTCCACAGATGTCTCAGAAATTAATGAAATAAGAAATTTTATGACCGACCTATTTAGGAGAATGGATGACTCTGCAAAAGATGTAAATAGGTTTGAGTCCCTAAATAACAAGTTTAAATTCCATAGTATTTTTATAGCCGATATATCCCCTACCGAACCATCCGAAGAGCTAAAAGGCTTCCTGTCAACAGACATTATTTTAGAGGCTAAATATTCAAGAATAACAGACCAAACTGGTCGATTTCTTTAAATTGCTTTAGACCTCATTATGCCGTATTATAGGACATGAGGAAAGAAGCCTAGCCAGCTTGAACTTAAGATTTAAATATATATATATTGAAATATAGGAGGAAACAAAACTATGGCACAATCCGTAGGTAATGCAAAAAATATTCTCGTTGGTGCGTCACCACTGTTTTTATCAACAGTTGACGTAAACGATGCAGATTATATTGCTAACGCAGAAGCAGGTGTAGCGGTAGCTTCAGGTGCAACAACAGTTGGTGTACCAGCTTTCGCATCAGGAGTTTCATACACAACTTCATTAAATGCAGTAGATCAAGAAGCAGGTAAGTTTGGATATCGTAACGTTGGTTTTACTAACAACGGTCTTCAAATTACTTACAACCCAACATACGATTCAGTAACCGTTGACCAATTGCTAGATACAGCTAAGCTGTTTAAATCTGCAATGGAGGTTATGATTGCAACAGAAATGTCAGAAGGTACTCTAGAAAACATTGTAGCGGTATTCGGACAGAATGCATCATCTTTATCAACATCAGGAACTGGACTAACTAAGAAAGACGTTTTAGGTCTTGAGGCAGGTTCCCTAGGAGCGGCTCCAACAGAGCGTCAATTAATTGCAGTAGGTCTAGCTCCAACAGCTAGCTCAACCGCATCAGAGCGTGTATATTATGCTCGTCGAGTATTGTCTGTACAACAGTCACAATTCTCACTTGCACGTACCACTCCAACCACATTCCCAGTAACATTCCGTCTTCTACCAGATGCTAACTACTCTGGCTCAGAATACGGTAAGATTATTGACCGTGTGTTAACAGTTTAATTTAACTAATTTAAATTATAGAGGCCCCCATTAATTTGGGGGCCTTTCTATTTGTAGTGATAATACCATTATGTTATAATAATTAAGACAATCCTAGGAGGATAAATTGGCTACAACAGTATACGACATAGAAGAAATTGAACTTCAAAATGGCTCAAAGGTAAAACTAAAACCATTGACTATTAAAGCTTTAAGAAAGTTCATGGCAGAAATTAAAAAAACAGAAACTTCGTCAGGAGAAGACGAAACACTTACAATTCTAATTACAGCATGCGGAATTGCAATTGAATCTCAGGTACCAGAATTGGTAGCTGATAAAGATAAACTGGAAGATGCACTAGACATGCCTACCATTAATAGAATTCTAGAAGTATGTGGTGGAATTAAACTTGACGACCCAAACCTTCTAGCGGCAGCGGTTCTGGCTGGTCAGAACTAGATTTAGCCGCTTTATTAGGAGAAGTTTTTCTTTTAGGTAATTGGAAAAATTACGAAGAATTAGAAGAAAGCCTCTCAATGCCAGAACTGATACAAACATTTAAGGCAATGCAAAAAACTGAAGATGAGAAAAGAAAATTCTTAGCATCTCTTCAGGGAGTAAACTTAAATGATGAACAAGAAAAAGAAGGTCCTACATTTGACGACATACGAAGAAGGGCTCTTGGAGTAAAAGCAAGCGGTAGTGATGTACTATCATTACAAGGAAGCTTTGCCTCAGAAGCAGGATTCGGAATAAACGCAGGTTTAGGATACTCTAAGGAGTAAAATTATAGTAAATGGCTGAAGAACAGATAGTCACCCGAATAGTCGCCACGTCCGACTTTTCAAATCTTATCGCAGATCTCGGTAAGGTATCTTCAGCCTTAACTAATCTTCAAACAAAATTAAACGCAACAAATAAGAATTTAGCAGCACAAGTTGCTGTAATGAATCGTTCTTTTGCAGACACACTTAGAAGCACTGGACAATTTTCCACACACTTTGTAAATTTAACATCTGATGTAGATAAATTTGGATCTCAATTAGACAAAGGCCAAATCAAATTAAAACAATTTTTTCAAGTATATCAAGGACATTTAAAAACTAATGGCGGATTAATTAGACAATTAGCTCAACAACAAGTTCAGCTACAAAATGCAATTCTTCAACCTCTTGGCAAAAATGCCGAAGGTTTGATGCAGTACAATGTTCACATTCCAACTGGCCTTGATAAGGTAAAAAGCAAAACAGCTTTAGCAAGACAAGAACTACAAATTATGAATCGTGTAGTTCAAGAAGGAGCAAACTCATTAATTAATTGGGGTAAGAATACCCAGTGGGCTGGTCGTCAATTAACCGTAGGATTAACTGTTCCATTAGCAGCATTTGGAGCTGCATCTGCAAAAGCATTTCGAGAAGCCGATCAAGAGTTAACTCGTTTAACAAAGGTTTATGGTGGTTTAGCTGCTACATCAGCAAGTGATTTAGGCAAAATAAGAAAACAAGTTACTGAAACCGCATCTGAATTATCTAAAGCATACGGTTCTTCATTTAAAGAAACAATTGCATTAGGTGCTGACATTGCTGCAACTGGAAAGCAAGGTAACGAATTATTAGGCTCAATTAAAGAAACAACTCGTCTAGCAGTTCTTGGTGAAGTAGATAGACAAGATGCAATGAAGGCAACATTAGCAATTCAATCTGCATTCAAACAAAATACTGATGAACTAGCAGAATCAATTAACTTTTTAAACGCAGTTGAAAACCAGACATCAACAACTCTTAATGACTTAGTAGAAGCAATTCCTAAAGCTGGTCCAATTATTAAAGGTCTTGGAGGTAGCGTAGAAGATTTAGCATTGTATTTAACTGCAATGAGAGAAGGCGGAATCAATGCATCAGAAGGCGCTAACGCTTTAAAGTCAGGACTTGCATCTTTAATTAATCCAACTAAAGTAGCAAAAGAAATGTTTGCTGGATTTGGAATATCATTAACTGACATTGTTCAAAAAAATGCTGGAAACACAACAAATACATTATTGGCATTACAATCAGCATTAGACAACTTAGATCCATTACAAAAACAACAGGCATTAGAACAATTATTTGGTAAATTCCAATTTGCTCGTATGAATGCTTTATTTGAAAACCTTGGAAAGCAAGGAAGCCAAACCTTACAAGTAATGGATTTAATGAAAGCAAGTTCTCAAGATTTAGCAAACATTGCTGGTCGAGAATTAAGTATGGTTACAGAATCCGCTTCTGGTAAGTACAGGAGAGCTCTTGAAGGATTAAAGGCAGATCTAGCTGTAGTTGGCGAACAGTTTTTAACAATAAATACACATCTAATAAATATTGTTAGTGGAATATTAAAATTTATAGATAAATTACCTGGACCAATAAAAACAATTCTAGCTTTCTTTGGAGGACTTACTGCGGTAGCTGGACCACTTATTATGCTTACTGGTGTTCTTGCAAACTTCTTTGGTTATGTAATTAAAGGTGCATCTCATTTTAGAGCTATGTTTAAAGGTGGAGAAGGCTGGAGACTCTTAACACCAGAAATACTTGCAGCAAATAAAGCAGGGTCACTTGCAGAACAAACATTTTATAGTGATGCTAAAGCAGCAGATATATTAAATCAAGCAATATCTAGACTGTCTGCTTCATATAATAAATTAGCAGCAGATGCATCAAATGCAATAATTCAAACAAACCCAGGAGTATCTACTATGGGTGGAACAAATATTATTGCTGGACAAAGAGTAGTAAATCCTAATCACCCGCTTGTGGGAGAGGTAGGCACAAGAGCTGCTTCACACCATAATCCAAGAGCATTAATGAGTAAAGGACAAAGAGATGCTCAAACAATTCACTCTGTTACCCCAGGATCAATTGATGTAAATCAAAAAATAGGAACTGTTCCTCAAATATTTATGGCAGGGGATCTGCCAAAAATTGAAGGATTAACATCTTCAAGAGGGGCTTCTACGGGAATAGTTGCTGGAGAAGCAGCAAAGTGGCATTCTCTAATGGGTACATTGTCTATGATGACAAAAAGAGAAGTTGCAGATTTAAAGAAAGAAATTGCTAGAACAGGAACATTTAGCACAGAAATAAATACTACATTCGGACAGCTTCTTCCAGCAATGACAAAAATAACAACCAATGCAGCATCACAATCTGCATTAATTGTTCAACAACTACAAGCAGGAAAAATTACGTTAGATACTGCTCGTGCAAAAATTATTGCAATAAATTCACAGCTAGAAGCAATGATGGCGCAAACAACTGCTCAAGTTGCTGCAGATCTTGGAAGAACCGCTAATTTAACACAAGTTCCTTTAATTAATCAGCCAATAGTTGGACCTACAGGTAAAGCAAACATTAAAGAAATTTTTAGACCAAATAGGCCAGCATCAAAAATCATAGATAAAATTGCAAGATCTCTTGGGGTAAGGACATACGGGGCAGGATATTCAACAGAAACAACAATGCCAAAGAAATTTGCAACAGGCGGAATGGTTGTTCCTGGGCCAAGATCAGACACAACAGATACTCAATTTATGAATTTGGTAGAGGGAGATATTGTATTAAATAGAAAAGCATCAGATAATTTAATGGGTTACAATCAAGGTGGAAAAGTAGTACCAGCAATGGTAACTCCTGGAGAAATTATAATTAATAATCCGACACCATCAGAATCTGAAATGCTATTAGCCTATAACAATCAATTTGCAGTTGGCGGCAGGGTTGTAGCTTCAAAAAATAATTATGGAATTCCCTCTCTTGTTGCAAAATACGCAGCAGCCTCCAAAATTTTCTCAGGATTTAGATCTCCAGGTAAAGAGTACTATAGAGCAAGTAGAGGGGTTATGGATAGAACTGGCTCTACTACTCAATCATTTTCAGAACCTGGATCTTTAATGAGATTTAATGATTACAGATTAACTAGAGGTAGTGTTTATAAAAATGAAAGTAATAAAAATTATGGAATAACCCCCACACTTCCTGGACAAACTTTAACTCACGCCTATAGTCCTTCTTTTATAAAAAGACTTAAAAAAATGGGCTACGGTCCAGACGATAATATTCCAGTAGATGTTTTAAAATCAATAGGCGTACCAGTACCATCTGGAGCAAAGTACGTAACTCTAAAAGCTTTATCTAGTACATGGGTTAAAACTTCAAAAAGATTTAATGAAGCTATAAAAAGTAATTTACCAGAAACAAATACAAATGGAACTGGCTGGAGAGACAACTGGGAACCTGTTGGCCCTGAAAGCATGCAAAGTTTACTTATAAAATTAAAATCAATGGGAGTAATGCCAATTGAAGCAAAAAGAATATCTGAATACGCAGGGACTAGACTAAACGGTTTTGTTTCAAAACATAAGGGCCCCATGACAGAATCTGATTGGGGAAGATACGTAAATGCTGCTGAAATTGGTGGCATAAATGATAGCAGTAAAAGAAGTCATGGCGGTTCATTTATTAGAGGCATAAGATCAACACAACAAAATAGATATAACAAAGAAGACTCCGATCTATTATCAGCTATGAACATGGGCGGAAAAGTTAGAGGATATAATCGTGGTGGAGTTGTTGGTGGACGAGTAAAGCGTGGAAAAAATAATTATGGAATACCGTCTGTTATGGGGAATCTTGGAACAACAGCTGCTTATATAGGTGGCAGTACTGCTGGTGCAGCATTAGGTCAAAAAGCTGGCGGAAACTTAGGGTCTTTAGCTGGAATGATACTTGTCCCAACCATACTGCAATCTATTATGCAAAAGCTTGGCCAGGTATCTGCACAAGGAACATCAACTGCTGGAATACTTGGAAGGCTTGGACCTTTATTAGCAAATCCATATGTAGCAGCTGGTGCCGCAATAGTAGGAGTAACAGCAGCTTTAATTAAATTTAAAAAGAATCAAGAAGAATCTGCTAAGTTAAATAGACTAGCATTTTCTGGTGGTGTAAAACCAATTAAAGATTTTGACTCACAATTAAAGCAAGTTACAAAAACAATAGAAGATACCAGAGCAACCGCAGCGTTATTGCATGCACAAATGAATACTGCTGGACTATCTGGTTTAACATTAACTATAAAACAATTTGCTGACTTAAGAGAAAAAGTAAAGTCTACGTATCCAGAATTAGTTAAATTGTTTAAAGAGACACCATCGGATAAATTAATCACAGTTGCACAAGGATTAAAAGCTCAATTTGTTGCTGCTGGAGAGTCAGCAGCACAAGCTAATGCAAAGATAGCTGCATTACTTGCAGAATCTGGAAAGTCTGGTTTTATTCAAATAGTACTAGGAGATAAAGGGCTAGCTGGCATTACAAGTGCAAAAACTGCAATTGAATCTATGCTTGTTGCTATGTCTAAATTTACAGACAGCAAAGATAGGGCTGCTGGACTACTTCAAATATTTTCATCAATGGGAGACTACATAGAAAATGCCACAGATAAATCTTTAGCGTTAAAAGAACAATATAATGCAATAGAAAAATCTGGACAAGGTAATGTAAAATTAACTCAAGATCTAATAGTTGAAATATCAAAAACTTCCCCAGGATTAGCTGAAATATTAAGCACATCAGATGATGTTGAAACGGCTTTGTCAAAATGGAGAATTGTTCTTGGCGGAGTTCAAAAAGATTTAAGCGGATTAGATAAAGGACAATTAAAAAAACTTGCTTTTGCAGTAGAAGAAGTAACCAATAACTACAATAAATTATTAGATGTTACAAGCAAAAAAGCTCAAGAAAATTCCTTAACTGGAAAAATGGCCAAAGACATTGACGCCTTTAATAAAAAACAAGCAACTGCAAGCAAAACAGCAATTCAAAATCTTGAAACTCAAATTAGCTTAAAGAATAAACAAATTGAACAAATTAAAAAAGAAGGCGATGAAAGAAAGAAAGCTTTAAGAGATCAGCAACAGTCTGAAGATATTAAGCTTCAAATACAGCAAGAGCAATTAAATTATCAAACAGCTCTTGCTAAAGGTGATATGGTTGGTGCCGCACAAGCACAAATTAGTATTCAAAGACTTGTTGGAGCACAACAATTAAAGGTAGCAGAAGATGCAATAGACAAGGCAGTACAATCTAAGATTGATGCTTTACAGGCACAAATAGATGTTTTAAATAAAAAATCTACAGCAGTAAGCAACGCAGCTTCAACAGCAAAGCCAAAAGAATCCCCACTTACAGGAATTTATCAACAAATTCAAGGTGTCTACAAAGACAGGGCTTTAGAAAACATAACAGAAGAAGAAGCACTTACTCAATTAAATGATTTAATTAAAAAATTAGAAAGAACACCAGGAGGAAATAAATACTTAAAAGATTTAGGAGTAACAGAATCTGTTCAAAATATAACTCGTGACGACGGTCAAACTATTGTTGGAAAAATAAACACAGATTCTGTACAAGGAAATGCTTTATTAAATTCTTTAAAGAAAGGGTCAGATGTTATAGCTGGCAAACAGCTTGTGGTATTGCAACAAATACTTGCAGTATTAAAAAATGAACCAGGTAAAACTTATACACCAACACAAAATCAGACTCAAAATGCTGGTGCAACAACTGCAGCTGGCGGAACCTACGCAGTAGGTACAATTAAAAATTATACAGATTCAGCTAGCAGTATTAAATCTGCAGCATTAAAAGCATTTTCTGATAGTAGCACTGGACGTGCAACAGTTGGAAATAGAACATATAGATTATTTAAATGGAATGATAGAGCTTATGGAATTGAAACATCAAGCAGAATGGTTTATGACTGGGATACCAATAGTAATACAATTGGAAAAACATTAATTTTAGATGCATCTAAAAAATCTAACTTTGCAATGGGCGGATACGTTAAAAATTACGAAAAAGGTTCACCTGGAGGAGTAAAAGGACCAGGAACCGCAACATCCGATTCTATCCCAGCCATGCTTTCAAATGGAGAGTACGTTGTAAAATCATCTTCTGTAAATAAATATGGAATCCCATTCTTTGATGCAGTAAATGCACAAAAGTTTGCAGAGGGAGGTTCGGCTAGCGCAGTATCCAAAACAGGATTTTCTGGAAAAGGCGGACAGTTAATGGATTGGAAAGCCGCATGGAAAGAAGCCAATAAAAAAGTTATTCAAATTAAAATTCCACCAATCACAGCTAATTTTGATACAAACTCTTTTGAATTAAATAAAGAACAAAAATTAGAGCTTGAAGTAATTTCTAAAGATCTGATTAATAATCAATTAAAATCAATAATTATTCAAGGTCATACAGACTCAGTAGGAAAAGAAAAAGATAATGACATTCTTTCACAAAATAGAGCAAAGGCTATTGCAGAATATTTATCAAAACTAGTTCCTGGCACAAGCTTTGTTCCAGTTGGATATGGCGAATATAAGCCTATTGCTCCAAATACAAATTCTGAAAATATGGCTAAGAATAGAAGAGCAGAGCTATTCCTACCAGATAAATATAAAACAATTTATCCAGAATATAATCCTAAAAAGCATACAGCAATGATAACTGGAACGGGTAAGTCTGATTTTTCAGGAGGATCTTTATCTGGAGGCCAATTATCTTCAAGCATTGATTTTGGTAAACTCTTTAACAAAATTAAATTAGGACTTGGTTTTGCTAATGGCGGGGCTGTCCAGATACCTAAATTTGAACACGGCATAAATAGTGTACCAGCAAATATGCTTGCACTGCTTCATAAAAACGAGGCGGTTATTCCATCAAACATGAATCCATTTAATCCAAACGCTAATAATGCTACAATGGGAACCGTATATAATGTTGGAGACATAACAATGAAGTTTGAAAATGTTCATGAGATGGATGGCAAAAAATTATTTAAAGAATTTAAAACGCTACTTGCACTCGAAAATACAAAAACTGGACCAAGTAGGGTAATAGCATGAGTATAGTATCAATGCCAAGAGGATCCATACTACAGATACAGGCATATGACTTATCTTTAAATGGTGGAAGCGGAACCCTTAAATACAACAAGGTAACAGAGCATAATAGATCTGCATTTGATATTAGTACCGAAAGAATTGAAAAAAGTACAAGAATGGCCAATGGTCTATTAAGAAAATTCTTTATTGCAGATAAGAAAACATTTTCTTTATCATGGGATATGCTACCATCATATAGAACTTTAACTGTAGATGGAGCTTGGGGAGCAGAAGATTTAAGATCATTTTATAATAGTGCAGAAGGACAATCTTCTTTTAATATAAGAGTTAATTTAGCAAAAAATGGTTCAAATCAAGAATCTTCTGGTTACGAAGAATATACAGTTGTATTTGGAGACTGTAATTTTTCTGTATTAAAAAGAGGACTTCAACCATTTTGGAGTGTGTCGTTAACCCTGGTAGAGGTTTAAATGATAGCAGGATCAGCAAATTTAAAAACTTTATTATACAATAGCACAAATATTAAAATTGGTTCTGGATGCTATATTGAATATAATATGAACACAATGTTAGATGGAGTTTCTGCCTCTAATAATATAGCAGACACATCTTATACTTCACAAATTGTAGATGCAATTGGTCAATCTGCTTGGCCAAGCAGTAGGCCAAATCCATATAAAAAATTATTTCCTGTAGACTCAATTATTAAACCGTTCAGACCAGTAGCATCTGGAATTAAATATTTTATTTTAGAAAAACCAGTTGCAAACGGTGGACCAACAGAAATACAAAAAAATACTTTTTCAAACTATAGATCTGTATCGTATCCAGAAAATCAACCTAGAATATATTATCCAGGGGAAAGCACATATTATAAATATTGGGTAACACCTAAAGATACTGGTGTAAATATTACTATTAATTATTTAACTAATCTTACTCAATATGCACTAACAAATAAAATAGTTTTAAAATTTGAAAGCACGCACAGTCTTCCATCTACATACACAATTAAAATAGTTAAATCAAACAATACAGAAGAAACTATTGCCAATGCATTAACAACACCAACAAATGGATTAGTTGAGTTGTATTATAATGGAACATCATGGTCAACAGTGGAATCAAATTTATTTGCAACACCAGTAACAATTAAATCAATAATAGTTACAACACCAAGTGCTGGGTCTAACAGAATAATTGGAGTAACTGAAGTGTCTGCTAGGTGGATAAAAGATATTTCAACAGACGTGGTATCATTTGAAATAAGCAAAGAGTCATCTTCTAGCTCAGAAGACTTGTTGCCAGTAGGAAAGGTAACAGCAAATAGCATTAACTTAGAATTAAATAAATATAATCAAACCAGACTTGATTATGTTTCATACAATAGAGCATCTTCTTTAGACTCATCTTTAACCTATATGGTAAAAAATGCAAAACTAATACCATTTTTTAAAATATATCATGAAAATGGATCAGTAACAGAAGGCTCAGAAAAGTATGATCAAATTAATCAAGGAGATTTTTATATAAATGAATTTAACATCTCTAGCCAAGGAGAAGTATCACTAACAGCCCTAGATTCAGCAAAATATTTAATGGAAGTTATATGCCCAGACATACTGTGTGAGTCTTATCCAGTTACTGCAATTATTAGAAGATTGTTAGATTCAGTTGGATATACTAATTATAAATTTAATTTGTCTACTGGAGCAGACTCTTCCGTACCATTAATTAATTATTTTTGGACAGATGGTTCAAAAACAGTATGGGAATACATACAAGAACTATGTAGAGATATTCAAATGAATGCTATTGTAGATGAAAATGATGTGTTGCAATTTTATAGTAGAAACTATATGTATTCACGAACAACAAAAGATTGGAATTTTTATCAAGAAAAAGAAGGAAGTGCTTTACCAAACATTATTGATTTTTATAAAAAGGAAATGCCATCTGCTAATCAAGTTAAAATAAGATGGAGTACTCCAACAACTAGTGAGTATTTACAATCATCAGATCCTTTATGGCAATCCTCAGAGTCATTTATAATTGCTGGCGGACTTACAGAGTCACTAAATGCTTCTGGTAATAGCAATATTGCAATTGATTTATCTGGACCTAGTGTATATAATAAATTAATATCTGGATTTAATTTTGAAGGATATTTTTTAGTAGACTCAGAAATTATTGAATATGATGCAATGGGGTATCAGTACATACCATCAGAAACAACAAACACCACGGTTACAGATGCAATTAACGGCACTGTTTTAAATAATGGAACAAACCCTGTAAACATATGGGTAGAATCGGCATCTGATTTAAGTAAATATACTGCTTTATCAAAACCACCTACAGGCACAACTATTCAAATAAATATAAAACCAAATGGTAGATATAGAATTAAAACAAGAGGCGCTTTAGGAACTACTGCTGCTGCACATAATTATAGTGGCGCACCATCTTCAAGTTATTCATGGACAGGAGTTTTAGTAGGATGAGCACCTATACAGCAATTATTGATTTAGTTGTAGAGGCTTCTCAAACTGGAGCCACTATCAATGCAGCAACATACCCAGGATTATCTAATCCTACAAATTATAATGTTATTATAAATAAAATAACAGATCAAGGTCAAGAAGAGGTACAAAATTTTAATGTATCTTCACAACCAATTACTGTAAGCAATTTAATAGCTGGAACTTCATATGAGGCTGTTGTTATTCCATCCTTAAACGGTGTATTTGATCCACGGGGTCGTTGGACAAAGAAATTTAGTACTACATCTAGTTATGGGGGACAAACAGTTTCTTCAACAAGGCAAGATTTTAAAGTTAGCAAATCTTATTTACAATTAGCAGTAACTGCAGCCCAATATAAAAATAAACAGTCTGCTGTTTTTTATAGAAATTTTGATTCATTAACAATTCCAACCACGTCAGCAGTTTCAACAACTAACGGAAATTCATATAATGCTGGGTATTTTTCTTTTGGAACAAGTCTAATAATGAAAGATACTTTAGAAAATACATTACATGCTGGAGGACTAGGATTCTTTTTAAATGAATCAGCAACAAGTGGCTATTATATAATTATGGAATCAACTTCCTCGTCTGCTGCAATTTTAGATAAAAAATCTGTAAGAATTGAAAAGTGGATAGGAAGTAACAAAATACCATTAAAAGAAGTAGGAACAAGAACTGAATCTACCATAGAAGGAATATTTGGCGGAAGAACATATAATGTTGATATTAAGGTTAAAATACAAAATCAATCTGTTACTATTACAGCATTCATAAATGGATACGGCATTACAGTAACTGATACAACATATAAAATAAATAATAAGGTAGAAGCAAAATCCACAATTTTACCTCCTACTAAAAAAATGTCATTAGTTTGCACTAGAGGTGAAGTTGCCTTTGACTATGCATATGCCAATACCCTAACGCCATTTCAGTATAACGACAGGCTTTCAGAATTAAATATATATCAAGGTCAATTCAATAACGATTTAATAAATGCATCATATGGCGATTTAATTTATATGAGTAACTATCAAGCTGACGAGATAGCAGCAAATAACAAAAAGGCAGTAGCCGTAGACGAATTTGGAACAGTGGTAAGAGAAATTATTAAAAGAGACGTATCCTTTAATAAAAGGCCAGCTTATCCAACAATGTGGAGTACTGGAATAAATCCTTTTGCAAAAATACTTGGCAAAAAGATTTCTAATTTTGGGTCACAAATATTTGTTATGAATAATACTTCACAAACAATTCCGCTATCAAATGGAGCAGAAGCATCATTTCTTTTATTAGGAAACAGCTTAGGTAGTTCAGGAGATTTAGAGTATGTCACAGATGAGTTAAATGATTATGTAACAAAAGAACCAGCAGTATTTATTTCTAGTTGGTTGCAAAACGAATCAGATGTAAAATCTCTTGCTAATTGGATTAAATCAAATGTTATAAATAAAGGAAGAATTGTCAATATGACAATCTTTGGAAACCCTCTAGTTTCAGTCGGAGATATAGTCTCAATTAAAAATACATACCAAGGACTTGCTGGAACAGAGAATTTTATTGTTACAGAAGTAAAACATTCATTTTCTGAAGGATTGGAGACATCAATTACCTGTAGAACTTTATAGTTTTAAAATGGTATAATAAAAAGATATGAATACTCCAAATAAAAGACTAAGTGTAAGTGACCTTAATAGAGGTCAAGTCTTTGTTCTTACCGATTCCAGCCCAGAAACAGTACTAGCATTTCCAGGCACATATTTAATATTAAAGGGAAGCGGAATAGATTACTCTAAATATTTAACCGCAAACTTGTATTCATCTGGGGCATCAGGCTATGTAAACAAAGATGGTGACACATTAACGGACACTCCAACACTAGAAGATCTATTGGATATACCAGAGCTTTCAGATATAGAAAGTATAACTTATGAACCATATTATGACATTGCAACAAAAGTTCAAAAGGTTAGAGCTATATTAAGAGTTAGAAATTCAAGCCAAAATAAAACTAATGTAGATGGGGTAGATGTTAGAATATCAAATCCTACTACAATTGTTCAAGTTGCAAGCAAATCATCTTTATCTGTTCCATTTGTTACTCCAACCCCCAGTGTGCCTTCTGTATACTTTAAAAGAGATGGGACAAGAATTTCTTGGGGATGGGACAATGTTTCTGGACTTGGATCATATTCAAGTGTAAGATATGATTGGATAATAAGTTCATCAAGTGGATCATCCGCCACTGCTTTAAACAGTGGATCAAAAACTTACTCTACAACAAATTCAAATAATATTGGAAGTAGCAATGTTATAAAAACTTATAGAGTAGACTCACGAGACGGAGACACATTAGCAACATCTTCATCTAGATGGCTCAGAGTAAAAGCTGTAGTAACAGGAACAAACGGAACGGAATATTCCTCTGCATATTCCACACCAATTTAGGAGAAAAATGATTAAAGGAACATATATATACTATCAAGACGGAAAAGAAATTGCCCGTTCTTCAAATGTTATTACAAAATTTGGTAAAAGATTTTTAACAAATACAATTGCTGGTAATGTATCTAATTTAAAAAAAGATATAGCGGTAGGAATTGATTACATATCTGCCACAGAAAATGACACCAAACTTGGATTTGAATTCTACAGAGTACCAGTATTTTTTGGATCATCTGACATACAGACAGTAGAAGGAGCATCTACATATTCTGCAATTTTTAAAACATCTATACCACAAGATGTAGAGGGACATATTAATGAAATAGGTTTATATCCATCAACTCGTTCTTCTATAAATAATTTTGATAGTAAATTTTTAACAGATTTTTCTAGCTATTTAGATTGGACTGACGAGGATTTATTTAAAGCAGATTTTTCTACTGACAATCCAAGAATAGGAAATAACTTAGTAGTAATGCAGTCAGACGGATCAGCATCAAATGAATATTTTTATAACATTTCACCAATTGATTTATCTGGGTATAGTACAAATGATACTTTAAGATTAGCATACAACAAATTAGATGCGAATTTAAGTTCTATTAAGATTAGACTTTATAGTTCTCCTACTCAGTATTTTCAGTATCAAATAAGCGCACCATCTAGCTTAGGACATACTATTACAAGCGACATCCCAATGTCTTTAATTTTTTCTGGAGCAAGCGTGTCGGCACCAGACAAATCATCTATTAATAAAATTGGAATTACAATAACCCCATCTGGAAGTTCTACTACATATGTTGGCTTTGATGGATTAAGAATTAACGATGAAGATACTTTTGATCCATTCTTTGGATTAATTAGTAGATCTGTTGTTATTAATTCAACATCAATATCTGGAACATCTGGACAAAATACTATAACGGTTGGATCAATAAATAATTTATTTGTAGGACAACCAGTTTCTGGAACTGGAATAGCGTCTGGCGCATTAATTTCAAGTATATTAAATAACACGGTAACTCTTTCAAAAAATAATACTGCAACAGTATCTGGTAGTGGATCTTTTTATGGAATTAAAAAAATTGCTGGTAGATCCTTGGATATAGAATATAAACTAGACCTAGACTGGAACTAAAATGGCAGCATATCAAGATTTATTAAAAGACACCTCAGTTGCCGTAGAAAACGGTAATTATTTTGTCGTAACTATTACAGATCTTGAATTAAATACAAACTACCCAATTCAACTTAGATGGAAATATAAAGATGGAACATTTGGATTATGGTCTGCATCAAAAGTTTTAACTACTCCAGGAGAAACTCTTCCAGGAACTCCAGACCTACCAGTTGGCAGTGTAACTGCAGAGCCAGGTTTAATTAAAATAACTTGGAACGGAAATGATGCAGCTGGCAGAGCAATTACAAATATAGATAGAATTGATATATATATTGATGGTTCTCCATTCGATGGAACAAAGCCAGCAGGAAGTTTTAAAGCTGCAGGCACACAAACAATTGCAGCACCAGCAGGAGAGTATGCAGTAGCATTATATGCTATATCAAATTATGGAAGTAGATCTGCAGTAAGTTTACCAAGGTCAATATTGGTTCCAGCAGTTGGAGAAATTGTTTTATCTCCAGAAGATCCAGACACACCAATAGTAACTGCAGGACTAGCTTCTGTTATTGTTGAATGGAGCGGTAAAAGTTTAGATACAAATGGCGACCCAGTAGACTTTACTAAAGGTAGTTTTGCTGGAGCAAAAGTATTTATAGGAACAGCATCTAACTTTACACCAAGTAACGATAACTGGGTTCACACATTAAATTTTGCAAATGGATCAAATAAAGTTTCAATAGGTGTTGGAACTATTATTGATAAAACACTAGGAACACTTCTTCAATATGGAGTTCCGTATTATATTAAAATAGATACAATAAATGCTAATGGGGTTGCAAATGGGCAACCAGTTTCTGCAGACGGTAACCCAATTACTGTATTAAAATTACCAGCTAGCGAAATAAGTACTGGTACATTAACTGCAGATAACTCAATTACAGCAGGAGTTAGCGGAGGTCAAAGAGTTGTTATATCTGGAAGCTCCTCTCCATTTATTATCTATGGAACAGACGGAACTACAAAATTATTAGAATATTTAACATCTGGAACTACTGGGACACTTGCAATAAAAGGATCTGGAACATTTACTGGAGATTTAGAAATAGGATCAGGCAACACAATATTTAAAGCTGTGCCAGCAACTGGAATCTGGTTAGGAAATGCTAACTATTTAAGCGCTCCATTCCGTGTATCTAATAGCGGATATATTACAGCAACATATGGAGATATTGGTGGATGGAATTTAGGAGAGTCTTACCTACAAAACTCTACAGGAACTTTAAAAATAAATAGCGGAACAGATCCAAATATATTTTTAGGAAGTAGTTCTGGGTATCATTTTAGATTAACCCCATCTTCCATCTCTCATTATAATGGCGGATCTCCAACTGGTAAATTTACATTAACAGCATCTCCTGGAACTGGAGACTCACATTTATCTATGTCTGGAAATATAACTGGCTCAACAATTACAGGATCTTCTTTTACATTAGTAGAAGGAAGCACTGACAATGTATGGAATACTACAAGATTTAGAATTGGAGATTCAAATACAAAAATTGAATCTATAAATGCTACTGGAGTAATAACATTATATTCAGGACAACTACCTGCTGATATTGAAGGCGGAGGCGCTGGTACTTATCTTGATTCAAAAATAGAATTAAGTACATCTGGTTTAAAAATATATAATATTCCTACTCTTGGAAATAATGTAACTGCAATAGGTAGACTAACACTAAATGCAGATGGAACTAGCGGAGCACCAAATACGGCAATCACTCAGTATGGGTCTGAGTATCCAGCAAGCACAGGGTACGGATCAGCTGCAAGACAAAGAATGATTGTTTCTGATCCTTACAATAATAACATGTTAAAAAGAGGTTTTGGCGTGTACTACGGAACTAGAACTACTGCACAAGCAGAACCATCTCCTACCACAGGAGTTGTTGGAGATATCTGGATTAGCTGGGCCTAATGTCAGCAAAAATTTATGTTAAAGTTACACAAGATTTGTGGAAGCCAGCAAATAGAATTTATGTTAAAGTTACACAAAATTTATGGAAACAAGTAAATAGAATTTATGTCAAAGTTACACAAAATTTATGGAAAGCTACATTTGGCGCCGATAACTCACCAGTACAAATAACTAGACCTAAATTAACTGGAACTGGTAGAGTTGGAACTACAGTAACTAGATCCTCTGGAACATATAGCAATTATAATTCATTAATTACTAGAATATTTTATACAACTGAAGTTGCTGTTCAATCTTCTGGGTCTACCGATGATCCTAGTGGAGGAAATGTAACATCTACAAATCCATATACAATTACTGAATACGATGCAAATCCACCGCCATATTATTTTTATGCAAGAGATGAAGTAGTTGGAGTAGATAATGTAACCTATTATTACTACAGCACACCTCCAATTGAAGCACAAGTTCCATCTTTGTCAGATGATTTTAATAGAACTGTATCGGTTGGATTAGGTACTGCAAGTGGTGGATTTACTTATGGCGGACCATCAAGAGGCAACAATACCTGGAGTGTAAATGGAAGCAGGGCAGTAAATTCTTCTGGCGATTTAGGCGACAACCCAATGAAAACTGTTGATGCAGGTAGTTTTAACCAATCGGTTTCTGTTGATACTTTTGGTGGTGGCCTTGGAGCAGCAGTATGGGTAGCATCAACATCTTCTTTTTGGTCAGTAGTACCAGATTATACATATATATTAAATCCAGGTGATGGCTTTGTTTATAGATGTTCAACTAATTTAACTACAATATACGATCCAAATGAAGATTGTCCACCTTTAGCAATATTAGGATCAAATCCACAATCTGAAGGATATACATTTAGTGATGTTGGATTAAGATGTAGTGCATGTACTACATCAACAACAAATGTAACAACTTATCCATGCACACTTTCAGCAACATCATACTCATGTCCAGACACTGGTCCATTAGGCGGAGATAGGTGTACTTCTTGTGCAACTTCTAGTAGCTATCCATGTACTGGAAGCATAGTTACAACTTCAACCTGTCCAGATTTTGGATCAATAGGTGGAGATAGATGCACTGCTTGTACAGAAAATGCAACTATAACAGAGCAGTTAACTTGTTCTGGATCAAATTCAGGAAGCACTTGTCCAGGAACTGGAAGCTTAGCAGGACAAAGATGCGGTGCTTGTAACTCTGTTGCAGCATGTACTGGATCACAAGTTTCTACAACCTGTCCAGATACTGGACCAAACGTAGGAGATAGATGTGGATCTTGTTCAGGAGAACCAGAAACAATTTCTGTATTAACCTGTTCTGGATCTGATAGTTCGACATCTTGCCCAGGTACTGGAAGTTCTGTAGGACAAAGATGTGGTGCTTGTAACTCTTTTGCATCATGTAGTGGTTCTACTACAACTAGTTCATGTCCAGATACTGGACCAAACGTAGGAGACAGATGTGGTGCTTGTTCAACAAATATAGATTCTTACATTACAATAACTTGTTCTGGTTCTAGCTCTGGAGGATCTTGCCCAGGTACTGGAAGTAGTGTTGGACAAAGATGTTCATCATGTAGTTCATCTACATCAACTTCAAATCTTTGTACTGGTTCTAGCAGCTCAGCATCTTGTCCAGGCACTGGGCCAAATGCTGGAGACCGATGCGGTGCATGTTCTTCTAGCACTTCAACATCTTATTCATGTACTGGATCAGGTACATTTGCATCACCACAATCAACGGGAGGTTGTAACGCAAGTAGAGTAAACCTGGCATGTTCATTTACTGGAACATCTGGAACTGGAGATAGGTTAAGATATAACTATACATTATGTCGAGCAAATAGCACTACAACAAATACTTATGCTATAAGACAAAGTGTAACAACAACAACCTATAGCTGGTCAACAAATCAATCTCAAACCATAACAACAACAAGCTATAGCTATTCAGTTAGAGTACAAGCTTATACTTATTCAACTAATGCTTATCAAAATCAAACAATAATATATTATACTTATGCAATTAGACAACAAGGATATACATGGTCAACAAATGCGCTTGAAAATGTTACAACATATACTTATACATATCAGGTAAGAGATACAGCACTTGGATACATATACACTAAGAGAGATACTGTTACTGAAGAAGTTACTAGAAAAACATATTATGCAGTAGAAGAAGTTTCTGCAGATGTGTATACTTATTACTCAGAATTAAAACTTTATCAATTTGTCGGCGCTAGTCCAACCTTAATTGATTCAAAAATTATAGCTACTTTTGAAAATGAGCCTGGACTTGAATTTAATACAACTTATTATATTCCAATAAATAGCGTACAGGCAGAAACTTCAGGAAATACAATTACTGCAACTGGGCAAACAAGCAGCTCTTCGGGTAGCGTAAGCTATATTTATGGGGGATCTAAAGGATCATATGTGGGTGTAATTGCTATGGCAGCAGTAACAAATCAAGGAAGTACGTTAGACAATTTCTCAGCCTAATCGCTGTAGACAAATATACATAGATTATGTATAATATAAGAAACAAGGAGGAACTATGCCAGAATTACCACCAGTTAAAATAGCATTTATTATTGACGGAGAAGTAATAGATATTTTGCACACAGATGAAAGATTAGGTGCAATATTTACAAGCAATCCAATTATTAAAAATGTTACTGGACAATTAATTACAGATGATGGAATTGTTCAGGTAGGATCTACTTATAATTCAGAAACAAATGAATTTGGTCCAAAGCCAGAAGAAATAACAGAGCCAACGGAATAGCAATGTCACAAAAAACACCTTTTCAAATATGGAAAGAAAAAAATGCTGGGGATAAAGTCAGACCCTGGGATTTATTAAATCCAAAAATTGGAAGAGTAGATGATGATACATTTAAATATAGATATGAAAATCATTGTTTAAATTGTCCGTCATTAATTAAAGCAACAAAAACTTGCAAAAAGTGTGGATGCTTTATGACAGAAAAAGCAAAGCTTCCTCATGCTGGATGCCCTCTCGGAAAATGGGGACCAGTAACAGAGACTAAGGATGTTATTTAATGGATTTAGAAAAACAAGAAAAAATTGATATTATTAATGTGCACTTAAAAAGCATTGTAAATAATATTTTTAATATAAATATGTTAATTATTCAAGAGTCTGCAGTGACTCCAATTAATCAAGACTCAGTAGATGCTTTAGAATTACAGCTAGAAAATGCATTTGCAAAAAAACAAGCATTACAAAGCGAATTAGAAAAGGTAACAAATGAACCAGGAGAATAAAGCAAGTTTAGTCATTACAGCGTTGCAACAAAGAATAGGTGAATTGGTATCAAATTATGAAACTCAAATTGCAATATTACGTGCAGAGATTACACAACTTGTGGAAAAGGAAAATGCTAAAGATCAAGCAAAAGAAGAATACTCAGAGCATCTTAATAACCTCTCCGACTGATTTCCCTTCAGGAATTGCTGTTAAGACAGACAAGGGTACTTACTGGATTAAAGACGGAAAAAGATACAAGTTGATATCTAAAAGAGCAGAGGAGTCTTGGTCTTTTACTACAGTAAATGCTACAGAGTCTGCCTTATCTTTAATTAAACAGTCTGGTAAATTAGGGTTTAGAGATGGCGCTTTGATCAAGAACATTGCAGATGGTAAAATGTATTTAATATCGCAAAATAAAAAGCGTCATATTGTGAACCCAGATTCATTTTCTAAATATGGACTTAATAGGTCTAATATTGTAGAAGTAAGCGAATCGGAAATAAATTCACATGAATTAGGAGAAAATTTATAATGGCAGCAAATTGGAAAGTTGTAACATTTAATGAGGGTGCCCCATTTGACCCAAATGATTTAAATCAATTACAAGATAATTTAACAGATGTTTTTACAAAATCTACAAGCTTATTAAATGCTACAAAAGACTCTAGTGGTCAAAATAGAGTAGCAGTCACAGATCAAGGCACAGCATCAATAATATTAAAAGGTACAACCCCAGCATCCGTATCAGTAACATTTACTCCGTCATTTACAGCAGGTACAGATACTGGATTTGTTGCTTCAATGGCACAAGCTTTAACTTCTACAACTGGAAATGTATCAGTATCAGCAGTTTTAAATACAGATAAAACAGGCGGAACAATATATGCAGTAAGCAATAAGGCAACTACCTCAACAATAAGTGTTAATTGGATAGCAACTCAACTTAAAACTATTTAATGCTTGACAGGTTATAAGAATATGTTAAAATATAGCATGTTCAATAAAGTCACGAAACCGTGACTTTTTTAATTTAAGGATATTAAATGTCTAATGATTTAAAGTGGATGCTGTCATCGGATCAGCAATTTCCATATCAAGATGATAAAATGATTGAGCTTTGGTTTAAGGTTATGAAGTGGTTTAAGCCAGATGTTGTAGACTATCTTGGCGACACAGATGATCAGGCTTGCTACAGTAGATTTACAGAAGGAAAGCCAACAGAGTTTTTAAAGGCATACAAGAATGACGACGTAACAAATGATTTAGAGTTAATGCTAAAAGACATGAAGTTTGAGGCAAGTGGTGCCCGTGAATTTTATGAAAGAACAAGAAAGATGCTTCCCAACGCACAGCTATTCTCAGCGTTAGGAAATCATGATATTAGAATTTTTGATTATTTAGATAAGAAAATTCCTGAATATGCAAAGCATGTTACCCCAGAAGCTTTATGGAGTTTAGATTCATTAGGATATGATTATATTTATTATAATGAATTGCCAAAGAAACGTTTTGGAGATATCCACGTCCATCATGGAATTTCAATTTCAGCAACAGGGTCGGTTAGAAAAGACATGGAAGATCTACAAGTATCTTTAATTAGAGGACATTCTCATAGGATTGCATCTCATTTAGTTACTTATGAATTAAGAAATAAAGGCAAGGGGGAAACTTTGCGTGGATATGAGATTGGTCATATGTGCGATGAAAAAGGACCAGGAATGAAGTACACCCAGCATCACGATTGGCAAAAAGGATTTGCCATAGCACATATTGAAGGTGGCAAATATCCACACGTTAACATGATTCACGTATCTCCAGAGTATACTTGTGTTGTTGACGGAAAGTTGTTTACTTTATAATGTGGTGTGCAAAATGCAACGGCAGAGTTTTTGTAGATAGAGTTTTTTCCCAAAAATTGCACGTAGAGCTTTTTTGTCTCCTATGCGGAAAAAGATGGATGATCAATAAAGAAACGAATAGATTTGGAAAATGGTTAGAAAAAAAAGATCGAGAGTACGCAAAAAATTTCTCTATTTCTTCTTAAACAATAAATTACATAAAGTAATTAGGTTGTCTAGGGCTAAAGATGAAATTGTTGCATGGTGCTACCCAGATAAAAAAAGGGTAATGTACTCATACTCCGATGCCGAAAAAAATATGGAAACTGCTTATACTATAAAACAAGTTGGTCAAATATTAGGTAGACACAAAGTAACAATTGAAGAATATATTTTGCAGGGTAAAATACAAAAACCTCAAAGAGTATATCCAATAAGCAATCCAAGTAGCAGGTGGTCTAAGTTTATGCTTAGTGAATCTGACATACTTAAATTACATGAATATATATTAGAAGCTGGTTACACAAAAAATATACCTTCTAAGGCAGAACTAAGGGCACTTCTCAAAAACAATATTATATTGTATACTAAGACCGACTCTGGATTTGTACCAGTATGGAAGGCGGAGTAGTGTCTAGTAGATTTGTTGTATGTGATATTTGCAACAAAGAAATAGAATTACGGTGGGCTATTTTTGGAAGCGATACTTTAAGCAGGCATAGAAAGGCGGAGCATAAATGAAAACAGTAGTTAAAATAGATTTATCATTTACTAGAAATCTTGGTAATTTTGAAAGTATTAAAATTGGAGTTGGAGTAGAAGACTCTGTTAGAGATGGCGAAACTGTTAATGATGCTACTGAAAGAGTATATAAATTTGTTGAAAATAAATTAATAGAAAAAACTCAAGATATAGAAAAAGAGTTAAAGAGTGGCAAATAGCAAAGAGCCCTATATTCTATTAAGCATATATCAAAATATGTATCAAAACAAATATGGCAAGATGCCATCGTTAAATAAATATAGAGAAAAATGGGCAATGCAAGATGTAATTGATAGCGTGGGATATAGTCGTGCAAAAGAGCTGATAGAGTATTATTTTATTACAGGGAAAAATGGACATCCGTTACAATTTTTCTTTTTTAACTTTGATAAAATTGATATAATGGAAAGAGAAATTAAGAAGGATAAAACAAATCGTCGCATTCTTCAAGAAGCAACTAAAAAATTAGTAGAAGGCGAAAACGAATGAATACAGAAGCAACGTTAATATCGGCAGTATGTAAAAACAAAGACATCAGTACATTGCTTGCAGATAACGTTGATGACCTATTTACTTCACATAGAGATATATGGGAAGGCTTAAAGTCATACTATTATAAGTTTAAAGCAGTTCCTGAAATTGGAGTATTGCAAGAAAAGTTTAAAGACCTAGAACCAGACTTAAATGCAAAAGCTGAAACTGGATATTATTTAGATAAATTAAAAAATGAGTATTTGTCAGCAAGATTAAAAAGCATTATTCTTCAAGGTGGCTCTGCACTAAAAGAAGATGCAGCATCTAGAGTATTGGCAGACATGCAAAGCAAACTTGCTAGTCTTTCTAGATTTACAAACAATGTAAGAGACTTAGATGTCACAGACTTAGATGCAGCAGAAAGACACTTTATGTCTGTTAAAGATAGATCATTAGTAATGGGTGGAAGTCCAGGAATTAAAACAGGGTTTCAAGCAATTGATACAGCATACCCAACTGGCATGGCTCCAGGACATTTAATTGTTGCAATTGGTTGGCCAGGAAAAGGTAAGACATGGTTTACTTCATACCTTGCATGTAAAGCATGGGAGCAAGGATTTAAGCCAATGATTATCTCTCTCGAAATGTCTCCAGAAAATATGCGTGATCGTATTTACACAATGCTTGGATCAGGTTTATTTAAAGCAAGTGATTTATCAAAGGGTGACATTAATATTGATGACTTTAAGTCATGGGGTAAGAAAAAATTTGAAGGTAAAAATAGTTTTGTTTTAGTATCAAATGAGGGAGCAGGAGATGTAACTCCAGCAACTATTCAAGGCAAAATTGATCAGCATAAACCAGATTTAGTTATTTTAGATTATCATCAATTGTTTAATGACAATAAAAGAAGCAATTCCGAAGTAGAAAGAAATAGAAACGTATCTCGTGAATTTAAATTATTGGCTGTGACAAATAACATACCAGTCATAGATATTACCGCAGCAACGGCAGATGATATTTCTGATCAAGATAATCCCCCAATGATGAGTCAAGTTGCATGGTCTAAAGCTATTGAATATGATGCTGATATGGCTATGGCTGTCCATAGATATCCAGGAACTAATTTAATTGAAATTGTTTCTAGAAAAAATCGTCATGGTCATGAGTTTGATTTTCATTTAGACTGGGATATTAACAGAGGTATTATTAAAGAGTTATATGATTATGTACCACCACAAACCAATTAAAAGATTTCAAATTGATGTACAGTTTAAAGACGATTCAGATCTAATTAGACTTAGAAATCAATATGAAAATATGTTAACTCATCAAATGAGAGATAAGGGATATTCAAGGGTACTTGACATAGACACTGCATTTTCAGTAGAATTTACAGGAGAGACATGGAGATTCTTAATGACTCTACATGGAATACATACAGGAAGGCGGAAAGCATGGGAATCAGAGGGAATAACACAAGGGAAGTTAGTTCCACGCAATATGCACCAAACCATATAAAAGCAATAGTAAAAGAAATTGGTTTAAGAATAATTAGCGAGTCTAATAATAATTTAGTTATATATTGTCCGTTCCATAATAATACACATAGCCCTAGCTTTTATATTAGCGAAGAAAATGGGGCGTGGCTTTGCTTTAATCCTGCCTGCGGAGAAACTGGAAATATAATTCAATTAATTAAAAAGGTTACAGGTAAAAATGATTTTGAATCAATTAGACTTATATCTTCAAAAGAAGCAGAAGGACTAGATAATTTTGATGAAGTTTTAAATCAAATGTTTGAAGAAAAGCCTGACTTTATAGAATTTGATCAAAAGAAATTAGATGACTTAACACTTGAACTTACATTAAATAAACAAGCAAGAGACTATTTTGAATCTCGTGGAATTAATCAGGCATCAATGACTTATTTTAAATTAGGGTATTCTGAAGCACAAGGTATGGTAATTGTCCCAGTGCATAGTCCAGACGGAATTCCAGTTGGCTTAGTAGGTAGATCTATTACTGAAAAGAAATTTAAAAATAGTACAAACCTTCCTAAGAATAAAACTTTGTTTAATATACATCGTGCTAAAAAAATTGGCGACCATGTCATAATTGTAGAATCAAGTTTTGATGCAATCCGTGTGCATCAATCTGGTTTTCCAAACGTGGTCGCCACTCTTGGTGGCCATATATCTCCAGACAACATTAATTTATTAAATAGATATTTTAATAAAATTACTATTATGACAGATGCAGACGAAGCTGGAAGAGCGTTAGGGCTATCAATTTCTAATAAATTAAAGAATAAAGACATCTTGTGGGCATCTTATACTTATGGTAAGATATATCCTCATGACGCAAAAGATTCAGGAGACATGACCGAAGCAGAAATTCAATCTTGTGTTAAGAATGCAGTTTCTGATGTGGAATACAAATCCTGGAGTTAATGATATAATAACCGTACAGATGGATATATACCATCACCAAAGGAGATAAAATGAGTATAGTAAAGGGTCTAAAAGACCTAAACAAAGCGTTAGACAAACCTGTATATTCAGGTGGAGAAGAAAACAAAGGTCGTTGGTTAAAGATTGAAGACGGAGAAAGCGTAAAGGTTAGATTTCTCCAAGAGTTGGATGCAGACTCTCCCAACTATAATAATAAGCTTGGATGCGGATTTATTGCATTAGAGCACACAAACCCAAAAGATTACAGACGTAAAGCTTTAGACACAATGGAAACAGAAGGACGTGACTGGGCCAATGAACAACATCGCAAAGATCCAAAGGCTGGATGGAAAGCCAGAACACGTATTTATATAAATGTATTAGTTGATGATGGAAAGAACGAGCCATACGTTGCAATACTATCTCAAGGAACCAGTGGAAAAACAATTACTCCTACCCTTATTGAGTATGCTGGTGAAATGGGAAGCATCACAAATTTAATGTGGCGTATTAAAAGAAATGGCAGTAAAACAGATACAAGCTACACAATCATCCCGCTAGCAAAAGATGAAACACCTTTTGATTTCTCAGCGCTTGAATTATTTGATCTTGAAAAAACTGCCGTAAGACATGTTCCGTATGCAGAGCAAGAAGCTTTTTATATGGGAGATAGCAATAATGAAGAAACTCAAAGCTCATCAGGTAGCGTAGAGTGGTAATTTAATAATCTGGGGGCTGGCTATTGCCATCCCCCATTTTATTTAGTAGAATCAATATATGCAAAATTACGAGATACCAGATCCATTTATGGAGTTTGTTAAAAATAGAAATCTTAAATTGTCTGGAGCAATATACGATTATTTTGCTAAAGAGTGGAGTTATAAATGCAGTACTTGCCTAGATGTACTACATGCTCCAAGTAAAAAAACAATAACTAAAACTAGGCTTAGTCATACAAGAAATATTTGTTTAGGCGGATACTAATGAGTTTTACACATCTTCACGTACATAGCTACTATAGCCTTATGGATGGATTAAATTCTCCACTAGAGTTAGCACAGGCTGCAAAAGATGCTGGTCAAACATCTATTGCTATAACAGATCATGGCACACTGGCCTCACACAGAGAAATGCAATTGGCCTGTAAAGAAATTGGCATTAAGCCAATACTTGGCGTAGAGGCATACATATCACCAACAGATAGATTTGATAGATCTTCAAAAACAGATAAGAGTATTCAGGCATACAATCACATTATTTTATTGGCTAAAAATCAAAACGGTTTAAAGAATATAAACATACTTCAAGAATTGGCTTGGAATGAAGGATTTTATCACAAGCCTAGAATTGATAGGGAGGTTCTAAAAGAATATGCAGAAGATATTATTGTTCTTTCTGGATGCCTTAATGGCCTTATTAGTAAATGCATTGAAAAGGGAGAATTTGAGGAAGCGGAAAATATACTTAAAGACTTTAAGAAAACTTTTGGCAAAGATTTTTATATTGAGGTTCAATCTCATAACCCCGAAGAAATAAATAGTAAGCTGTTAGAATTAGCGGATAAACTAGATATAAAGCCAGTGGCAACAGGTGATGCTCATTATGCTAAGGGTGAAGATAAAATATTAGAAGAGGCAATGCTTATATTGTCTACATCACCTAAATCAGATAAAGAAGCAGACTTTGAAATGTCCAGAAATATGAATAATATGTTAGATAGATTTAATTATCTTTACCCAGATAGAAGAATATCATTTCAAGATTACAATTTATTTATTCAGAGTAGAGAAGAAATAGAATCTGATTTTAATAAATGTAATATTAAACGAACAGACATTTATGATAATACTATTGAGATATCTGAAAAAATTGGAGAATACGATTTTAACAGGGGTCTAGACCTCCTGCCAGTACCTAAGACAGATGCAGATGAAAAGCTTTCCCAGATGGCCTTCAAAGGCTTAGAAACACTACACCTGACCTCGTCATGGCTAGGCAACGATACATATGAGCAAAGATTAGTTGAAGAGTTAGAAATAATTAAAGATAAATCATTTGCTTCGTATTTCCTAGTTGTAGCCGATATGATTAATTGGGCTAAAGAAAATAATATTATGGTTGGTCCTGGACGTGGATCTGCTGCAGGCTCACTAGTATGTTATGCGCTAGGAATTACCGATGTAGATCCAATTGAATATGACCTATTGTTTTTCCGATTTATTAACCCTGAAAGAAATGACTTCCCAGATATTGATACTGACTTTGAAGATCGTCGCCGTAAAGAGGTTAAAGATTATCTTAAAAAGAAATTTAAGCACGTAGCCTCTATTTCAACTTATACTTATTTTAAAGACAAGGGTGTTGTTAGAGACGCTGCTCGTGTATTTATGGTCCCGCTTTCAGATGTTAATCGTGCCATGAAATCAATTGATACATTTGAAGATTTTATAGAGTCTCCTAACACAAAAGAATTTAGAATGAAGTATCCAGAAGTTGTATGGCTTGCAGAAAGATTACGTGGAAAGATTAGAAGCGTTGGAGTTCATGCTGCTGGAGTTGTAGTTGCAAAAGATGATTTAAGAAATTTTGCACCTATTGAATCTCGTGAGGATGCTCAAGATAAAGTTTCAGGAAGAATACCAGTTGTTGCTTACGATATGGATACTGTAGCAGATATTGGTTTAATTAAATTAGATGCTCTAGGATTAAAGACATTATCGGTAATTTCAGATACAATAAAAGCAGTTAAAGAAAGACACAATAAAGAAATTGTTTTATCTAGTTTACCATTTGATGATAAAGATGTTTATAAAACATTGAGCGAAGGATACACAAAAGGAGTATTCCAAGCTGAAGCAACTCCCTATACAAATCTATTAATTAAAATGGGAGTAGACAAATTTGAAGACCTTGCTGCATCTAACGCTTTAGTTAGACCAGGAGCAATGAATACAGTGGGTGCCTCATACATTAGTAGAAAACATGGACTAGAAGCAGTTAGCTATGTTCATGAAATAATGAAACCTTTTACCGAGAATACATATGGTGTTATCATATATCAAGAGCAGGTTATGCAGGCTTGCGTACATTTAGGTGGTATGTCTTGGTCAGAGGCTGACAAGGTCCGCAAGATTATTGGAAAGAAGAAAGATGCAAAAGAGTTCGACCAGTTCAAGGATCAATTTGTTGATGGGGCTTCAAAACACATTTCTAAAAAGAAAGCG